GATGATGATGATACGCTTCATTGTTGTTGTCTCCTCTCTCTCTTTGTTGTCTATACTATACCACACAACAACCTTTCTGTCAAGCTGTCAATGTGCACAAAGATGTGCGTCTCCTGTTGTGCATTGTGCCAGTTAGATGTCTCTAACTGTCGCTGCATCTACCTGTTGACAACGCTGTCGTGTGTGTCATTGTGCCTGCACAAAAGAGAAGAGCACGCCTCACGCCTGCGTGCTCTCCAGCTCCCTCAGCTCTCTCTTCCACTGAGCCATCCTGTCGTAGTCCTCATTGTTCCAACGGTCCTTCATGTTCAGCATGAAAATCATGTTCTTGAGTTCCTCAATCCTGTTGTTGTTCTTCATTGTTTTGTTCTCCCTTCCTTTATCTTGTCTGTAGTATACCACGCTTTGCCCGGCTTGTCTATTCGCAGACTGCACAAACATTTGCCGCCCGGTTTGTACAATCTGCCAATAGCATCAGAGTTTACTGATGGTGAATGTGATTTACCTTTAGCTACAAGTTGTTGAATGTAGTTTACCTTCTGCTGTGTTGAATGTAGTTTACCTCTTGCTGTGCCTGCCTCATGCCCTGCTTGTCGTTGGCTGTGTGGTGTTGTGCTGTTGTGTGTAGCTCTACACTTGCGGCCGGTGTCCTCGTGGCGACAAAGGGCCAGCCTTCCAGCTTCTACCAGCAAGCCCCTGTGCGCCTTGGGGACGCCTTGCCGCAAGCCCCACGAAGAAGATAGAAGAAAATGGTAAATGATCCCAGTCGAGTTAGATACCTCTAACTGAGCCCACATTACTCTTTGCTCTTGGTTAGACACCTCTAACCGACGCGGTATTTTTTGCTTTACATCGCATTAAAGCACTTTTTTCGCTTGAGTTCATTTCCGTGGGCTTGAGCCCATTTTGCCGCCTTTGAGCCCATTTCTAGGAGCTTGAGCTCACTTTAGTAGGGTGAAGCGCGGGTGACAAAATTTTCCAGCCCCTGGCTGTTCCTGACCAACGGTCGCAGCCTCCGCCTGCGACCGTGCGATTTAAGTGCTGCGATGCGTGAGGGTGATTCATTATTGATCAAATAGGAGGATGAAAATAATTTTATTCTTTTGTCGGGGGTATTGTGCCAGGGTGTCTTTTCGCGGCGATGGTGTGCCTTCTTGGCTCTCAGCAATACTTTTTATATATTATACTTGAGATAAAACCGGGGGGTGTATTTCGGGAAAAAATCTTTTTTGATTTTAAAAAAAAGGTTTGTCTGCCCCTTTCTCCGACCAAATATTTTTTTTAATCGAAAAATCGGTCTTCTTTCTTTTCCACTCTCCACAGAATACGACCGTCCTTCATCTTACAAACCGTACATCCTGGGATTATCCCGCTTTTTACAGTATCCTCTCCAAGAGCGTTGTAAACATCTCTCGGCAAATATTGATTAAACGCGATTACATTATGTTTATTAAAATAAGAAGTATCATAAATTCTTTTTGTTGACCCCTCTGGGTCGACGAAAACATTCATAATAATTGTCACATTTTCAAATTTTTCATCAATCAAATCATCATCTAAATCCATGCCCTGCGCGAACGCAATTTCTTCTATTGAGCCCTCCAAATAACTAACCTTGCGGCTGGCATCACCTATGATGCGCCAAAGCACTATGTTTGCGATGATGGAGATTGCTGCGACTATTGCGAGTATAATGGCCATTTGTTGTTCCCCTGCCTTTGGACAAAACCTATTAAAGTAATTAAAAGTTTTTTCAAAAAATATAGGTATAAAATATTTTTTATATATTTATTATAAAATATATTTTTTATATTGTCCAATTCTTGACAACAAAAATTTTTTGTAGTATAATTCCTATTAGAGACTGGAGGTAAGATATTTTTGATAAAACTTGATTACACTTTAGAATCTCCACAAGAAAGAAACGAATTAGTAAAAAAGATTTTAGAGGAAACTCCAGAACCGAATGAGAAATACCTCGAAATCTTAGCCGATTATTTAATCTTTGCGATGGAGAAAGAAGAAAAAAAAGAAAAAAAGATTCTTACTGAAAATCGTATGGCTACTGTCAATAAACGCGAAACTTCTTTTGAAGGTCTGGTTTCTCAATTAGAGAATGGTGAAGATGGCATTTATGGATTAATAACAAATAATAAACAAGTTATATTTTAGCCAAAAGTGACAATTACAAGAAAAGATTTAGAAGAAATACCTGATTTAAAATAGTTGAGAGATACAATTGATTTGTGGGAATAGAAACTGCGGACCGTAGAAGGTAAGGATAAGTTTTTAATAAAGAAAGCTTTAATTGAGATGCGGAAAGATTAGTATATTATAAAGAATGCTTACCGCAGACCAATAGTGCTAACTAAAATTACCAGGTCATCTCATTTCATCGAACTTATAGATAAAACTTGCGAGTTTAATGAAAAAGGATTACCTATTCCAGATGGAGTCTCATTAATGAATCCAAAAGTATGTGAAGCTATACTTTGTAATTATTCAAAATTAAAACAGGATAGCTGGGATAGATTTGAAGGTGATACTTGGTACATGATGTATGATTTTGAAAGAGTATGCGATAAAGCTTTAGAAGAACATCCTCTTTATTTGCGTTTAGTTGAATATAAAATTGATGGTTTATAGAATATAGAAATATAGGAGAAATTACAAGAAGAATTTGGAATTAAACATAGTGTTGAATACATCTCAAGCCTTTGGCGCAATAAAATTCCTAAAATGATTGCGGCCGCAGCTGAAGATGAGTATTTAAGCTGGTATTATTTAAACATAGAGAAAGGAACTTATAAAAGATGTAGTCATTGTGGACAAATTAAATTAGCCCACAATAAGTATTTCAGTAAAAATAAAACAAGTAAAGATGGCTTTTATAGTATTTGTAAAAGCTGCCGCAATGCTAGGAGGAATTAATTATGGCAACCGAATAGTATTATTGCGAAAAATGTAATAAAACAATGGATGCTGGTCAATTTTATTTATCTAATAATTTAGAAAAATATCCTAACAAGGGTCGTTTTCCTTATTGTAAAAAATGTATGACCATGCATGTAGACAATTGGAATCCAGATACTTATTTATGGATTTTACAAGAAGCTGATGTGCCTTATGTTCCAGAAGAATGGGATAAGTTAATGGCGACCTATGCTAAAGATAGAACTAAAGTAACTGGTATGACTATCGTTGGGCGCTACTTATCAAAGATGCGGCTGAAGCAATGGGCGCAATATCGTTGGAAGGATACCGCATTTCTTCAAGAACTCGCGCAGAAGAAACGCGAACAAGCGATGAAAGATCAAGGGTATGATATTCAGGAAATTGCGCTGGCTAATGAAAAAGCTGCTTTCGTCATTCCGGAAAGTGTGCCCGTTCCCGACTTCTCGGAGACGGATGCCGCAGACTCATCGGATTATCTTGCTCTTGGAACAGAAGACTATTTTTCCGAATAGGCAGGAGTAGATGATTCAGGCTTGGACCTTACTGACGAAGAACGTATTTACCTGCGGCTGAAGTGGGGTAAGACTTATAAGCCAGAGGAGTGGGTGCGGCTGGAGCAACTTTATACCGAGATGATGGAATCTTATGATATACAAGCTGCCGGTCATATTGACACATTAAAGTTAATCTGTAAAGCCTCGCTCAAATCTAACCAACTCTTGGATATTGGCGACATAGAAGGCGCACAAAAAGCTATTAAAATGTATGACTCCCTTATGAAATCAGGTAAATTTACTGCGGCCTAGAATAAGGCAGAGTCTGGCGAATATGTTGATTCTATTGGAGAGCTCGTAGCTATCTGTGAAAAAGAAGGTTTTATTCCCAGATATTATGTGAGCGAACCGAATGACAAAGTAGATTAGACAATAGAAGATTTAAAACTTTATACAAAAACTCTTATTACAGAAGAGACTAATCTGGGAACTCTTATAGAAGAAGCTATTAAGAATAACCAGAAAGAAGACGAAGAAAGTCTATTAGAGGATGACTCTGACGTTGACGATGAAGATAATGTTGTCAGAGAATTAGAAGAAGAACTGCGCGACGATGATTTTGAGGATTATAGCGATTTTATTGAAAATGAAGAAACCAGCGACGCAGACCTGTTAGACTTCTTGGCTTCATAGAAGGATGTGAGTTAATGGCTCTTTAGGAATTGTTAGATCTCAATAAAAAGCGTTCTAAAATTGGTATTTCTGAAGAACGAATTAATGCTATAAAGCCGTATATCCGTTCCTATGTCTCCTTTTGGAGAGAATACCCAGACCTTTTTGTTGATTTTATGGTAAGAGGAAATAGAAAAGAAGTAAAAGAAGGAGAATTTAAATTTTACTTTTATTAGAGAGTCTTTTTAAGATCGGTAATGCGTTATCAATATGTCTATGCTGTATTCCCGCGTGCTTATAGTAAATCATTTTTATCTGTTATGGCATTAATGATTAGGTGTATACTTTATCCAAGAGCAAATTTATTTGTTACATCAGGAGGAAAAGAGTAGGCGGCAGGAATTTTGAAAGACAAGGTTCAAGAAATTTGTACTTTAATTCCAGCTTTTGATAGAGAAATAGATAGACGCAGAGGAAAGACTCTTGAGGGAAAAGACTACTGTAAATATGTATTCAAAAGTGGTTCCACTTTAGATAATATTGCGGCCAGAGAGAGTTCTCGTGGTAAACGTAAGCATGGCGGCCTCGTTGAGGAGTGTGCGGGCGTCGATGACCGCGTCTTGCGCGAGGTCATCATTCCTACAATGGCTATTTCTAGACGTTGTATGGATGGTTCCACACAACCTGGCGAAACTCTTAATAAGAGCCAGGTATTTGTTACTACCGCAGGTTATAAAGGTACGTTTCCTTATGAAAGGCTTATTGGCTTCTTGGTTCGTATGGTTATGTAGCCCGATAGATGTATTGTTCTTGGTGGAACATGGCGGCTTCCTGTTGAGGTTGGTCTTCAAAGTAAAACTTTTATTCGAGACCAAAAGGAAGAAGGAACTTTTAACGAAGCGTCTTTTAATAGAGAGTATGAAAGTCGTTGGACAGGAGACGTTGAAAACGCTTTCTTTAACTCTGATTATTTTGATAGAAGTCGGATTTTAAAATAGCCAGAGTATGAGGCTTCTGGAAGGTCTTCTAGAAATTAGTATTATATCTTGTCTGTCGACGTTGGCAGAAAGGGCGACGAATCAGTTGTTTGCGTCTTTAAAGTGACGCCTCAGCCGCAAGGTACGTCTATTAAATCTTTAGTTAATATTTATACCCTTTCTGATGTTCACATGGGCGATTAGGCTTTATTGATAAAAAAATTATTTTACAAATACAATGCGCGAAGGCTGGTTATCGATGGTAATGGTCTTGGTATTGGACTTCTTGACTACATGGTTAAACCTACTATTGATCCAGAGACGAATGATACTTTGCCAGATTTCGGAATTTATGGTGGCACATAGGAAGATGCCGCTGATTACTATAAGAAGTATAAAACTAAAGATTGTTAGGAGAATGCGATTTACATTCTGAAAGCGAGTGCTCCAATCAATACGGAGGTTCACACCAACGCGCAAATGAATCTTTCTTCCGGACGTGTAAAAACTTTGATTGATGAACGTGATGCTAAAGCCAAATTATTAAATACTAAAGTTGGTTAGATGATGAAATCTGAAGAAAGGTCAAATTACTTAAAACCTTTTATATTAACTTCCATATTAAAAGAGGAACTTATGAATCTTCGTGAAGAGAATGAAGGAGTTAATATTATTTTAAAACGTGCTAATAATAGTATTAAAAAAGATAAGGTTTCTAGTTTTGAATATGGATTATATTATATTAAAATTGAAGAAGATAGTAAGAAAAAGAAAAAATCCTTTAATGCTAGTGACTGGATGTTTCTTAACTAAGAAAGGAGAGTGCTTATGCGGGCTTCTCGTGGAGAAATCAAGATAGAAGAAATTCTTCTTGAAGCAGGACTACCTTTTAAAGAAGAGTATAGCTTTCCAGAATTAAAAGCAGATAGTGGAAGACCACTTCGTTTTGATTTTGTTGTTTTTGATGATGATGGTAGAATAGATTTTATTATTGAGTATCAAGGGAAACAACATTATGAAGCTAGTGCTAAATTCGGTGGTAAAAAAGGCTTATATCAACAATAGTATAATGACAATAGAAAAAGAAGGTTTTGTGCATTACACGGTTTTAAGTTAATTGAAATTCCTTATAATGAAGAAAATTTAATTAGTTATGATTATATTATGCATCGCGCTGGATACTATTAATGAGGAAGGAGGGAAGATATTTTGGCAGAATTAAATAATCGTAAAGAAACTATTTATTCAAAAGGTTTTAATATGTTTGAAGGTTCTAATCCTAGTCCTTTATATCGAACAGTTGATGGTTAGTTTAAATCAATTAAGGTTGGCGTAAAAAATCTTGATGATGCTATTCTAGATTTAGGATATTTAAAGAAAATGTCTAATTTAAGAATTCCATATGGAGATAAAGCAATTCTCTATAGGGCACTTATGGAAAATGATTACAAAGTATTAAGAAGCTTTTCAAGATTTTTTTATAAAACCAATGGTATTTATCAAAGACTTTGTTAGTATATTGCTTTTATGTATAGATATGATTGGTACATAGCTCCAGAAATTTTGGATGATACCGTAAGCACAGAGAAAGTGTTAAAAGATTTCTCTAAAATGCTAAATTATTTAGATAATTCATATATTAAAAAAGTCTGCGGCCAGATGGCTTTAAAAGTTATTATTGATGGATGCTATTTTGGATATTTAGTTGAAAGCAACGATTCTGTAATAGTTCAAGAATTACCTGTTGATTATTGCAGGTCCAGATATACTGTAAAAGGTATGCCAGCTATTGAATTTAACATGGCATTTTTTGATACTTTTGGAGATATAAATTATCGTAAAAAAGTTTTAAATTTATTCCCCGATGAATTTAGAAAAGGATACCTTTTATACAAACAAGGTAAATTAAAGAAAGAAAATGACTGGGATAAAAGTGGTTGGTATCTTTTAACTCCAGGATTAGCTTTTAAATTTAATTTAAATGGTAGTGATGTTCCAAGTTTTATAAATGTTGTTCCTACTTTATTAGATTTAGATGCTGCTTAGGATTTAGATAGACGCAAATAGATGTAGAAGCTATTAAAAATTATTATACAAAAACTTCCTTTAGATAAAAATGGTGATTTAATATTTGATGTTGATGAAGCCAGAGATATTCATAATAACGCTGTGGCTATGTTATAGCGTGCTATTGGAGTTGATGTATTGACAACTTTTGCTGAAGTTGAAAGTATTGACATGGCTGACAAAACTACTACTACAGCGACGGATGAATTGGAACGTGTTGAACGTGCTGTATATAATTCATCTGGTACATCAAAGAATATATTTAATACAGATGGAAATATTGCTTTAGAGAAATCTATATTGGAAGATGAATCAAGTATTAGAGATCTTTTATTGCAATTCACAATATTTTTTGATAGAATTGTTCAAGGAAGAAATTCCAATAGAAGAAAATATGCTTTTAGATTTTATATGCTTGAAACCACATAGTACAATTATATTTCCCTATCTAAACTATATAAAGAACAATCTACTGTTGGTAGTTCTAAACTTTTATCTCAATTAGCTTTGGGTCATTCATAGAGCTTTATTCTCAATACCGCTCACTTTGAAAATGAGGTTCTTCATCTTGCTGAATTAATGCTTCCTAACTTAATGAGTTCGACTATGAATTTATCAGATTTGTTGGACAAAACAAATCAAACTGATAAAAATAATAATCAAAATTCTACAGGAGGATAGAGTGCGGCCGCCGGTGAAACGAAGCAAGCAGGGCGACCCGCGAAGTCAGATGATGAGAAAAGTGAAAAAACGCTCTAGAATCAAGAATCTATGAGCTAAGGAGGGTTAAAGTGAAACATACAAGTGTATTAAAATTAAATTCTCCTATTGAGTTTATTGAAAGCACTAGAATTAGTCCTTTCGTTTCTAAAGTTTTAATAAAAGTTTGTTATGTTGGAGATGAACCCAATAGAAACAGAAGTATTATTACTAAAGATGTTGCGCGAGACCTTGCCCCAAGTCTGCGGGGATGTCCGATTGTTGGATTCTTTAACGAGTCTGCCGCAGATTTTGAGGAGCATAATCGTCAAATTGACATTTCCAATGGTTAGTGGAAAATCACTGATACCACAACTCCTTATGGTTTTGTTGATTTAAATGCGAAAATTTGGTTTGCTACTTATATTGATGATAATGAGAATGAACATGAATATCTTTGTACCGAGGGTTATATTTGGGACCACGCCTACCCAGAGGCTAAGAGGATTTCTACTCTTGGAAATAATTAGTCTATGGAATTGGACGAAGGAACAATTGATGCAACTTGGTCAAAAGATGAAAATGGAAATCCAGAATTTTTTATAATTAATGAAGCATTAAT